TCCCATCATCAAGATTAACAAGGGTTTGCCTATAGTTAGCTCTAGCGATGAGGAAGATAGCCCTTTCCAATCCTCCAGAGTCTTCTCTAAATTTTGATAGATCGACTTCGGACAAGTTACAGAAACTTTTATTTCCAAGAAGGATTTCGGCACATGGGTTGACTCCGGTGAACCAAGGTGCTCGTCTGCGAGCTTCCTTTCCATTGATGATTCCAGGTTCTGAGCCACCTGATTCTTTAATGATTTTAAAGACTTCTTCGATTTCTTCATGAGTAGGTTCTTCCCAAAAAACTACAGAGTTATTAGATTGACTACGATGAGGAGTATCTGCTAGGTTATCCTTAGCTCTGGCAAACTGTTTCCATTCAGGAGTGTTATGATATACCAAGGCTATCTCAGCAGACCTTCTACTACTTAATACAGTACCTAACCAGTTCATTACATCTAGGATGTCCATCTTAGACAGGAGCTGTCCTGATTTCTTATTTAGAATTTGAACGATAGCTGAGTACGCTTTAGAGATGGGTCCATCCCCTGAGCTGATCCACCCATATCCACTGAGCCGTAGTCCTGCGGGTCTAAGCTGCGTGAGATCGAGCACGAGCTTTGTAGCTTTCCCTTTGAAAGCCAGAAGCTTGCCGATACTCTTTGCCCAAGCTTCAGCGGAGTCTCCAATTGTAATAGTCCAAACCCCTGTATCGGCATCGAAAGATTCTCTACTTCCTTCATGTCCCCCCTTTTTAGTACGCTTACTCCTGATAATTTCAATTTCTTCAATGGGTTTGGTAAAGCCTGATAGCGTTCCGACAACAGGTGTGAACCCAACTCCACACCCCTGTAACAAGAGCCACAAAGAGTCAACCACATCATGTATAGTCTCCACTTTTAAATGAGCACAATTAAACTGACTAGCTTCCCTCTTCTTAGCTACATCAGTTCCACCTAACCATAAGGTTCTACCTGATACCATGACCTTACGTTCTAACAAGAGTTGTCTTAACTCTTTCAACTCTGGTCCTATTCCTAGCTCAGTACCAGCAGCTCTGTTCCACAACCAATTCTGATGATCAATCACCCTGTCTATAGTTTGTTCCCAAGTCTCATAAATTTCATCCTTGTCATCTAAAGGTCTGTTATAAGTTCTCCTTGTAATGACTTGTGCTCTAACAGAAGGTTTATTCATACACACTCCTCTAGGACAGGCGGTTTATAGTTTTTTCCTTTCAATACTTTCCCATGTTCACACTTAGTAAAAGGATACTTACTCATGTTAGATTTATGTACGAGATTGTATGCTTTATCAAAATCCATTCCAAAAGAAACAGCAGTTCCTTTAAGAACATATACCACGTCACATATTTCTTTCAAGAAATCCTGCATTAATACATAGATTTCTCCTTGGTCTATGTTTCCTTCTAACCTAAAGCCAGCTTCAGCTAACTCCTGCACCTCTTCCAAGATCAACTTCATCCTGAACTCAAGTAACTCTTTACTGAATGGTTGATTGATAGCCAACTCCATCTTCTCATGAAACTCTTTAACTTTTTTCATTGTACTGCACCTCTTTAATCATTTCTAAATAGCGGATTGCCTTGTCAATATCCTTAGCTCCACCCTTCATATCATGCCTCATTACATACTTTATTACGTTACCCTCAGCATAGGGAATCTGGTTTCTCATAATAAAACTGACAGGTTCAACTTCCCACCTCGCATAGTGTGGTGGAGACACATCTTTTTTTAACATATTATAAACCTTTACCTTTTCGTTGAAGGATTCCATAAATTAATCTCCTCTTTCTCAAAATTATAATCTTTAGTTCGTAAAATTCTAGCAACTCTAGCTTGAGTTAAAGCATGATCTTCAGTCAACCCTGCCTTCTCATAGGCATCTATGATAGTCTGCCACCTAACCCCTTTATTTAATAGGAGTTCTGTAGCTTTCTTTGGCCCTACACCTGGACACCCCTTGTAATTATCTACTGAGTCTCCTGTTAAAGTCTGGAAGAAAAACATATGATCAGCGGTCTTCTCATCAATCACTTCAGTAATTTCTGAATCCATATTGTAATACTCACAAGGAATCGTAAGCATATCCTTATCAATAGAAATAATTATATTCCTTTCAAACTTCCTATCAGTAGCAAGGATACCTAAGACATCATCAGCTTCTAACATAGGTTGAGTCTTAGTAGCATAGTATTCCTTAAGATAAGTCTCCAGATGATTATATCCTAGAGGTTTCTTACTATCTTTTCGGTTTAACTTATAATCGGGAAAAATTTTTCGTCTAAAATTATTTGCTCTATCTGAAAAACAAATAACAGTAGTAAACTCTTTTCCTTCTCCTAGCTTCTCCTGCCAATATTCAATCATAGTATTGGCCTGAGCTTTTAACTCCTCTACATTAGTAGCAGTAGTTAAAATACCATCATCCCAATGAGCTGTTGTCTGTACCGCCCAACAAGTTTTGTATGTAAGGATGTCTCCATCTATCAATAATCTCAAAGTACCCATAGTAATCTCCCCTCTTTAAATGTTCTTGGTAGTGACACTCATCACATAAATATATACACTTGAAAATTTCTGGTAAACTCTTTTTAAAAGATTCAATCCAAGCTAGTCTTGATATTTTATCTCGTTTTTCTTCAGGGTTCTCATGATGAAAATTTAATGCTCTTTTAGTATTAACTGTACCACATTGTTCACACCTGAAATTTTTTAAAAGAACAAATAAATACATTCTACAATGTCTTAAATATGCAGAGTAGTTAGAATAGTTGTAACGAGGATAAGGATTTTTACTTAACAAAAACTTATAAAAACCCTCACAAAAGGATACCAATTTATCAAATGTGTCAATGTGTTTCAGCCCAATTTCTTCCAATTTTAGACGTTCCGCTAAGAGGGCATCCAAATTCGTAGTATTCTCCAGCTCTAGCAATTGCGTCTTCCGCTTGCGGTCCAACGAACTTTTTGGCATATAACTCCTTGCATTCAATTTGAAATTCATCATGGATATTAGCTACAAATTCATAGTCATCTCCAGGTTCTAACCCCAACAAGTGTAACCGTTTATCCAATAGAATCAAAGCTGTTTTCATCAAGATAGCTCCTGCACTCTGAAGAAGGGTATTTAAAGCAGAATGTTCTGAGCGTACATGGAGCCTTCTACCATCCAAACCAATCAAGTGCCCTCTCCTACGGTAAGCTTGTTTGACAGCTTCAGTTAGCCTAAGTAAACCATCAACACCATTCAACAACTTTGTCCTAGCTTGTTTACCACCACGAATATTAGTCCCTAAGATCTTACCTAATTTTTCATTTCCTGCTCCATATATAAAAGCATAGAAGAATGTCTTAGCGGTATCTCGTGACTTTAAACCTACTAGTTTTTGGTTAATAGAATGAATATCAGTCCCATCTTTTGAGTTTCCCTCAACAGCAGCAGTAGCATACTTACCACCATCATACTTCTTTAAATATCCTGCCAAGGCTCTAAGCTCTAAGCCATCAGCATCACACCCAACCAAGACCTTATCTTTAGAAGCCTTGAATAATTCCCTGCACTCTTTACCAAAGGGACTATAAATAGCAGGAACCTGAGCTAAGTTAGGAAAAGAATGAGTACATCTACCAGTAATAGCTCCATTGGTATTTACATTTCCGAAGATCCTCCCTTCTCTCTCCAGTTTCAACCAAGCATTATCACCCTCAGCCAGTTGAGATATTCTTTTAGACAAGAGGAAGTGATTGAATAATTCATCACAACCTGGATAAGGTAAAGATCTTAAAACTGTTTCATCAATTTTAGGTTTACCATTAGGAGTAAAGTCTTTAGGTTTCCAATCGTAGTCTTTTTGAAGCTTGTAACTTATATGATCTCTACTGTTAGGATTAAACTTTATTTTCTCTATCTTATTAAAACTTTGACCAGCAGTATAACCCTTAGCCTTATTATCCTTCTTAGGAGTAAAACTTCCTAAGTCCCTGTACCAACTACCAAAGCGTTTCTTTAGTTTAGTTCCAATTTGTTCCTGTTGCTTAAGAAGTTTTACATACAACTCTTGTCCTTTCTTGACATCGAAAGAGAAACCATTTTCAATCTGTCTCTGGATTAAAAAAGCAAACTCATGTTCTAGTTTGACTGCTTCTTCAGAGCATTCAGCTTCGCATAGATGATCAAAAAGTATAGAAGTTATACCAACGTCTTGAGCACAATAGTCTGCCATTTCTTCAGTAAACTTAGACCAATCTGTAGTCTCATGATTGAAGTCACCTTTTAACATCCCTAGTCGATAACCCCAAGCCTTTAAACTATGAGAACCATATAACTTAGTAGGAATATATTTTTTCGTAGCATCTAAGGTCATCATGTTGGAATAAGCTAAACGAGATACTACTAGTGTGTCGCTTATCTTTGTATCCTTGTTAGGAGTCCACCCTAAAAGCTTCTTTAATACCGGTAGATCATATCCCAGTATATTATGTCCTATCAATCCCCCAGCATTAGACATCAGCTCTAAGGCTTCTTCTAAATTGTCATACTGGTCCTCATTAGCAAATATTTGAGAAGCTTGTGCTCCTTCTACAGTCATAGCTAGACAATGAATCTTGGAGACATCTGGAAGTAAACCATCAGTTTCTAGGTCAAATATTATATTCATACTTAAAATACCTCATCAATATATTCACACTCTCTCAGCCTGCCTGTCTCCC